AAGGAGGACGACCATGGACCCAACCGTCCTCGCCTGGGCGCTGACGCAGCCTGCCGGCACCCGCGGCGCCGTCCTGGCCGCCGCCTTCACCGGCGGCACCACCCGCGTGACCTTCGACGGACGCACGGTGGAGTACCGCTCCCTGGATGAGCTCGCCCGGGCGCTGTCCGTCCTGCATGCGGCGGAGAACGCCGCCGCACGCCGCCCGAACATCACCTTCGCCAGCTTCTCCCGCGAGGGCAGCAAGTGATGGGGCGCATCCGCGATGCCTGGCACGCGCTCCGCGGCTATGCCGCAGCCCAGGACAGCCGCGCCTCGAGCTGGGCGGCCTCCGGTGGCAGCGCCACGGCCGAGGTTGGCGCCGCCGCACCCACGGTGGCGCGGCGCGCCCGCGACGCCGTCCGCAACGACCCCTACGCCGCCCGCATCGTCGATCTTTGGACCGGCAATGCCGTCGGCGCCGGCATCACCACCCGCTGGCCGGACAAGCCCCACGCCGAGGCCTGGCGCCGCTGGTCCGACAGCACCGCCTGCGATGCCGAGGGCCGGCTCGACCTCTATGGCCTGCAGGCCCTGGTCATGCGCGCGGTCGTGGAGAGCGGCGAGTGCTTCGTGCGCCTGCTGCCGGCCGAGATCACGCTGGCCAACCCAATCGGGTTGCGGCTCCAGGTGCTGGAAAGCGACCACCTCGACGCGGCCCGCCAGGGCGTCATCGAGGGCATCCCCACGTTGCAGGGCATCGGCCTCGGCGAGGCGGGAGAGCCGGTCGGCTACTGGCTGCACCGAGTGCATCCCGGCGCGTCCTGGGTGCTGCCGGGCGGCGCCACCTGGTTGAGCAGCCAGCGCGTGCCGGCGCGCGACGTGCTGCACATCTATCGCAAGCGCCGCCCCGGCCAGCTGCGCGACGTGTCGTGGCTAGCCCCGGTGCTGACCCGCCTGCGCGATCTCGGCGACTATGAGGCGGCGCTGCTGATGAAAGCCAAGATCGAGGCTTGCCTGGCAGCGGTCGTCTCCGAGGATGGCGATGACGCCATGACAGGCCCGGCGTCAGGCCTGCTCCGCGACGCGCAGGGCCGCACGGTGGAAAGCTTCGAGCCGGGGATGATCCTGTATCGCCGCGGGATGGGATCCGTGGAGGTGGTGAATCCCTCGGGTGGTGGCAGCCACGCGGCCTTCGCTCGCCGAGCGCTGGAAGCTTCCGCCGTCGGTGTCGGCCTGACCTATGACCAGGTCGCCGGTGATCTGAGCCAGGCGAACTACTCCTCGCTGCGCGCCGGCAAGATCGAGTTTCGCCGCCTCTGCGAGCAGGTGCAGTACGGCATGCTCATCCCGATGCTGGTGCGGCCGATCGCCGACCGGTTCCACCAGCAGGGCGCGCTCCTCGTTCTGTGGGGCGCCGAGGTGCCTGACGGCCTGTCCCATGTCCCGCCTGCGCACGAGATGATCGATCCGCTGAAGGACACCACCGCGCTGATCGCGCAGGTCCGCGCCGGCTTTGTGCCGCAGCCCGAGGCGGTCGGCGCCTTCGGCTACGACTTCCGCCAGGTGGTCGAGATGATCCGCGAGGCGAACGCCCTTCTGGATGAGGCTGGTCTCTCGCTCGACAGCGATCCGCGCCGCGTCGCGAAGTCCGGCGCCGCGCAGGACGCAGCCCAGCTGGCCGCCATTGAGATCGCCGCCACCGGTGCCGCATCGCCACGCGCGGAGGCGCCCACCACTTCCCCAGGAGCCACACCATGATCCCAGGCGGCTATGATTGGGCCGACGACATGCTCAAGGTCAAAAGCATGCGCCGGCGCTTCCGCGACAATTTCGCGGCCGACGTACTCAACCCGACCCGCTGGGAGGTGCTCTCCACCGGCAGCGGCATGACGCTGTCCGTCGCCAACGGCACCGCGCAGATCTCCACCGGCACCACGCTGGATGACGAGCTGGTCCTGCTCAGCCGGCAGAGCTTCATGCTGCCGCTGCGCGCGATGGTCGCGCTGAACCTCAGCCAGCGCATTGCCGGCCAGACCGCTTGGCTGGAACTGGTCAGCATCAACCCCGAGACCAGCCAGCCCGACGAGCGCAACGTCGTCGCCTGGCGGATCGATGGGATCAGCGCGACGCTCGCCAATTACGAGGTCGGCAGCGACGGCGCGCCGCGGCTTGGCACCGCCTCGGGCGTCACCATCCCAACCACCGCCCCGGCCGGTTGGTCGGTGCTGGAGCTCGAGCCCAACAGCGACGAATGCTACTTCCACGGCCGCGCGCTCGACGGCACCGGCCTGCGCGCCAACTCCTACGCGCGCCAGCAGCAGCTGCCTGACCCCTCGGCACTCTACCGCTTTCGCATCCGTGTGCGGAACCGGCAGGTCTTCCACGGCATCTCCGCCGTGGCCAACAACGGCAGCAGCGCGGTGCGCATCACCCGTGCCGCGCATGGCTATGCGACCTCGGATTCGGTGACGGTGGCCAATGTCGCCGGCGTGCCAGGGGCGAATGGCACCTTCACCATCACCGTGATCGACGCGAACAACTTCGACCTGGTCGGCTCCACTTTCACCGGCGCCTATGTGAACACCGGCTGGGCGACGATCAGCCGCAACCTGGCGCCGGCCTCCAGCACCGATCTGCGGCTGCAGTTCGTCTCGATCTCCGACTATGCCGAGCTCACCACCGCGATCACCGCCGGCCGCGCCAATGCCGTTGCCGGCCAGGGCATCGGGGTGAACGTGCTCAGCGCCGCGGCCCCCGCGCTCAGCGTGGTGGGCGGGCAGGCGCGAAACACGGCCGGCGCGGTGCCGGTGCTCGCTGCCACGGGCTACTCCGCCAACCCGGTGGCGGTGACGACAGCGCGCGGTGTCGACCTGCTGGCGACGCTGATCGGCGCGATCGTCACCAAGCCCTATGCCATCCCGGAGGCAGACTGGACCTATGCGGGCCCGCTGGCTGGCATCGCCACCGGCAGCGACACCGCCGTGCAGGCGGCCGGTGGTGCCGGCATTCGCCGCTATGTCACGGGGATGCAGGTACAGAACGCCAGCGCCACCGCGACGGAGTTCCAGGTCAGGGACGGCACCACGCCGGTCTGGCGTGCACTGCTGCCGGCAAACCTCGGCCCCACCAACATCGACTTCCCGACCCCGCTGCGCACCACGGCCAATGCCGCGCTGAACATCCAGGCGGTGACGGCCAGCGCGGTGGTGATCGCCAACCTCCAGGGCTTCACGGCGCCCTAAGCCCAGGACCTCTCGCATGACAGAACCGATCGAACCGGGCGGGGACACCCTCGCGCCGGATCGAATGCCCGACGCTGGGCAATCGATCACCGCCTGCCGCGCGCTGGCCGCGCCGGTCACCGTCAATCGCGCGGCCCGCACCGTCGAGGTGGTGTGGAGCACCGGGGCCCGGGCTCGCAACTTTGTCCCACCGCTCGGTCCCATCATTGAGGAGCTCGATATGCGCCCGGAGGCGGTGCGCATGGATGCGCTGCGCTCAGGCCGCGCCCCGGTGCTCGATACCCACCGCCGCGCCGGCACGCGCGACGTGCTGGGCCGTGTCACCGCGGCCCGCCTCGAGGCCGGCCGCGGCTACGCCACGCTGCAATTCAGCGGCGCCGATGATGTGGAGCCGGTCTGGCAGCGCGTCGCCGACGGGACGCTGCAGTCCGTCAGCGTGGGCTATCGCGTCCACCGTTACGAGCCGCGGCCCGACGCCAGCACCGGCCAGACCATCCACCGCGCTGTGGATTGGGAGCCCTACGAGATCTCGATCGTGCCCGTCCCGGTGGACGGCTTGGCCGTGATCCGTGGCGAGGAGCCGCAGGGCGCTCCCGCCGCTGCCATCGAACCCACCCTGACCGAGGAAGCACCCATGACCGAGACGACGCCGGCTCCGCCGGATCCCGCACCGGCGCCGCCTGCGCCGCCCGCCATCCAGACCCAGGAGATCCCCGTGACCACCGCACCCGCCACCCCGCCCGAGCCCACGCGCGCAGCGCCGCCGGCGCCCGATCTCGACGCCATCCGCGCTGAGGCGGACCGCGCCGCGGTCGAGCGCATCGCCGCCTACGAGCCGGTCCTGGCAGGCGCCCGCGGCCTGGTGACCCCCGACATGCTCAACGCCATGCGCGAGGCCGCCATCCGCGACCGCATCTCCCCCGAGGTCCTGCGCGGTCGCCTCTGGGACGCCTTCGCCCAGAGCGCGCCGCGGCCCTCCCTGCCGGCGCGCCCGGAGACTGGCCCCGGCCAGGACGACCCGGCCAGCCTGCTCGACGCCATGGCCGAGGCGCTCGCCGCCCGCTCCATGCCGGGCTACCAGGCGCCCAGCACCGGCCCAGGCGCCGGCCGCCACGTCGAGTTCATGGGCTGGCGCCCCTCCGACATGATGGGCGAACTGCTGCGTGCCCGCGGCGAGCGGAACATCCCCCGCAATCCGACCATCCTGGCTGAGCGCGCCTTCCACACCACGTCCGACTTCCCGGCCCTGCTCTCCGCCGCGGCCAACAAGATGCTGCTGGCCGCCTACGCCCCGGCACAGCCGACCTATCGCACGCTGTTCCTCCGCCGCGACTTCCGGGACTTCAAGCCGCACCGCCACCTGCGCGTGGGGGACTTCCCCAACCTCGTGGCGCTGTCGGAGAACGGCGAGATCCAGGCCGGCACCATGTCCGAGAGCCAGGAGCTCGTGTTCCTGCAGACTTTCGCTCGGCGCATCCGCGTCACGCGCCAGATGCTGGTGAACGACGACCTCGGCGCCTTCACCGACTTCGCCAGCATGATCGGCCGGCGCGTCGCCGACTTCGAG